TCACCGTCGAAGCACCTTACGAAACCGACGGTAAAACACTCGAAGAATATTTGTTCAAGAGCGGGCCATGCTTTATGGACAATAACTTCGACACCATCGTGTGCAAAATAATCCCCGGAGGCACAGATGCCCAAACGTTCATCATTAAGAGCTGGATCTCAATCGAGTTCACCCCGAACTACCTATCGTTACTGAAAGACTTATCAAGCTTTCCCCCGCCTCGGGATGATAAAGCTTTCAAACTATACGGTGAACTTGACGAAAACCTACCCATCGCAGTTCCTGCAAAAGACAATCCCAATTTCTGGACTAGCATGCTAGATTTAATCCGCCCAGCGTCCGGCGTCTTATCCGCCCTACCAGGCTTGGGTGGAAAGATAGCGAAAGGTGTTCACGCCTTTTCCACCATGCTAGACCAGCCCAAGACACGCGCCAACAATCCAACTGCCCCGATGCCCGTTGCCAATCGGATCACTCGGGAAGTGAAACCCGCGGCTCGATCGCCTCAGGTTTCAACACGAGCGCCACAGCCTCGTCGTGGAAAACGTCATCGTCAACGCCGACGACGTTAGTACCAAACACAGATCATATGATCCTGGGTACGCCGAGACCCAGGTCATAGTAACATCCGCTATGCGTGTTAAAACTCCAAGTGAGATAATGGAACCACCATAGCATCACGATCCTTCGCCTTGGCGAGGTGTAGTGGGAAAATTAAGCTAATTAGCGGAACTATGAGAAACGAGGGGATCTCGAACGCTCATTGACTGAAACTATAGGTTGTAGAACCAGAGAAGATGCCATGCATTCTGTTATCGGAATGTTTTGGCCAGTATCGATACGACCGCAGTAAGATTGCACCCTGCATCTGTCAACCCAAGGGAAGCCATAATGAAGCAGCATTTAAAAAGAACCATGAGTCTATACGCCCCAAGTACGGCAACAGTGAGCCCTGTAAAAACCTGTAGAAGCCACCAAACTTCCTCGGAGTCTGACCGAGAAAACAACGGACTACAATTGTGCGTAGCACATAATTGCGTAGTGGAAGGTCATTACCACAAACGCAAACCAGCTCAAGGAGCAAATAAACGCTTGAAGGAGCAAAAGAAAAAGAAAACCAGTCGGTTGCCCAAACTATGTAAAATAACTTTTCACGTAGATTGTTCGATCGAAGGCGACCATTTTCACACCTCCAAGCAAAAAGTTTGCCCCAACAGAGCAAAAGAGCTGCAGACCGAGATCGACCGCCGTCCCGATCTTAGAAGAATGAAATTGTCTGCAGCCACGTCAGAGGATGAGAGTCCAACCGGAGATAGTGACGTCGACTTCTTTGCTGAAGCGTTGAATCAGCCCGTAGAAGTTAAGACTCCTAACTCTGGAGGCCTGTCAGAAGATATCTGGGCAGGATCGGACGAGTTCTCTGACCTTCTACTTCGTGATAACGAAGAGAAGACTCAAGGTCACGTCGCGCCAAATAGTGATAGTCATCGTGCTATCCGTTTGGAGAGTAAGTATGATTTGGAGAGTCAATGGGCTCCGACTCCCAAATCCATGACTAGCGACGTCGGGACCGACCCCGAACTTAAGTCACAAATTGGTGCTTTAAATTCTCCAGCTGCTGAGAAATTACCTTCACTTGTTGAAGAGAAGAAAGTGCCTTTCGAACCAGTTTGTGACGTAGAGGTTGTGCAGGTCCCCTCTCACCAACGAGGTACAGAGATTGAACCACAGCGATTCTATAAAATAAGCAAAGCTGCTTATCAAACCCTACGGCAACGGTTTCCTAACCCCTACTTGTGTGTCAATTTCTTGAATTCTGCCATGGCTTGCCTTAGCAAAGAACATCAAGATATTTATGATCACCAAGTCTTTTCGGAAACCGTTCGCTGCTTTATAAGTAATACTTACTTGTTGCAGCAATGTTGCAGGACGCCAGACGTCATCAGCGCTTTGACTCAAGCAGCTTTATTAAAGGATCCGGCGACACGAACATTTATCCAGCCTACGACTCTTGATTATTCTGATTATATCAGGAAATTGGGGATGCCCGTGGATCACGGCGCTATCCTGAGAGTTTACGGTGTTGATAGTGATGTTCCCGCCGATCTTACTTACAATGGGAACTGGGAAGTGATTAATTCTAAGGGCTTCGAATTTTCACTTGATTCAAGCATTCCAGTCGGTATGTTTTTAACCAGACATAATGAATTCCCAAAACGTTATAGAACACAATTCACTCGTATCTCAGGTCTGAACGACTTCCAGTTGTTGGATGCAAATGGTTTGAACGTCAGTAAAGCCATGGCTCGTCTCACTAAAGCTAGAGACAATGAAGCCAATTTACGCGCAAACCAATTACGCATTTTATCTCACCTGCCACGGGTTGATCACGACCTTTTGGCAGTTTGCTCAAACGCACCGGTTGAGATACCTGTAGAGGTCGGGGATGAGGTAGAGATTGCAGCCAGAAGAAGAGTGGCGACATATTTTTCTGACCATTTGGGATGGAATCCCACGTGGAAGTACACGCTCTTATCCTTCATGGAAGGCTGCTGTTTCTTCATTTTGTACTTGTTCTGTGCGCTATCAGCACGTTTGAACTTTGTCACCGAAAATTTCGTAACAACGAAGTACAACCCTTTCACTTTTGCTTTTCAATATCTTCCACAACCTTCACCAAAACGCAGAATTTACCACAACTGGTTTGAGCAAATTCTTGGTTTCGCTGGACACTTTTACAGTATACCTGTCTCTGCAAAACTTCCCGAAGCGAAATTTAAGAACGAGCTCAGTAAACCAGGTAAACATGGTCGATTGTACGTAACGTACAACGAGTCGATCTTGT